ATGGTAAAGACGAACATGGTAATAGTGTTCATGGAAACGAAGGACATGATGTGGGTGTTATAGCACAAGAAATAGAGGAAGTCCTTCCTGAAGTAGTGACTACAAGAGATAATGGATATAAAGCAGTTAAATACGAAAAGATTGTACCTCTACTAATAGAGGCAATAAAAGAACAACAACAACAAATAAACGAACTTAAGGAGAAGTTAAATGGCTAAAGTAATCGCAGAAAAAATAATTGAAGCACCTGTATATGAATCAGGTAAACAAGTAGAAATCAAATATACAAGAACTATGCAAGATGCTTCAGGAAAAGATGTAGAAGTGGTTGATTATATTGATGTAAAATCAGTAGATGATGCTATATCACAATGTGAAGAACATAAAGCTAATTTAGAAGCACAACTTGCTGAGTGTGAATCTGAAATGGCAGAATATATAGCAATTAGAGATGCTGAATAATGGCAGTAAGCAATACAAATGTGTCATTAAAAAATGAAATAGGTAATGCTTGTAGACTATCACAAAATACAAACATTAGCTTAAGCTCATTAATGAGTGGACTTGAATTTAATGGTATACAACATACTTACGCAGCACAGTTAAGTGGACCTGTAAAAGACTTTGAAAAGTTTGGTGGAAGTAATAATCCATTACAAAGTACACCCAATACAGCACTAACTGCAACAAATAGAGCTGATATAGCTAATATACCACATAACATGAGCCATGCAATAGGTGGATTCCATGATGTAGGTGGTGGACCAGGACAATAATATATAGGAGGATAAAATGCCAGGACTAACAAAGAAACAAATGAAAATAGCAAGGGTAGCACCCCCAAGAAATAAAATAACAAGAGCAGATTTTATAGCATTGAAAAAAACAGATGCTCGTAAAAGAAGAATGGCTAATGGCAAGAAGTAAAAGAGACCCAAGGCTTAAACGAGCAGGTGTATCAGGTTTTAATAAACCTAAAAGAACACCTAACCATCCAACCAAGTCACATATAGTTGTGGCTAAATCAGGTGGTAAAATAAAGACTATACGTTTTGGACAGCAAGGAGCTAAGACAGCTGGTAAACCAAAAGCAGGTGAGTCAAGACGTATAAAAATGAAACGTAAAAGTTTCAAAGCAAGACACAGAAAGAATATAGCAAAAGGACCAATGAGTGCTGCTTATTGGGCAAACAAAGTTAAATGGTAGGAGAACAAAATGGAAATAGGTAAAGATAGTAAATTTACACTATCTATAGAAACAGCTGTCAGTGTTGCTGTAACTATAGGTATGGTTATTGGTTTATGGTATTCTTTACAAGCTGATATTGAAGAAGCTAAAAGACTGCCTGAGCCAGAGGTTTCACGTATGGAGTATGATTTAAAAGACCAGATGATTCGTGATTCAATATTAAATACTGAAGGTAAGGTTGATAAGTTGGAAGAGAAGGTAGACGATATTAAAGAGGATACTAAGATGATTCAAGAAACACTTATTAATATGAATAATAAATGAGGATAGATGATGAAAAAGACAATGTTATCATTATGTTTATGGTTTGGACTATCTTTTTCTTGGTTGCACTCGCAATCAGTTAATTTAGATAATTTTCAAGCTATACAACTAATGAACCAAGAAGAGTGTGCTGTGGTACAAGTAAATGCTTCTTGGAATTATAAGAATAGATTGCCCTTGGAAAAATTAAAAGACTGTTATATAGCAGAAATAGATTTAGCTAATAAAACTATAGGTGCTGTTATACAAAAAGAATGGAAGGTAAAAGTAGTTCCTACTATTATAATTTTTGAAAAAGGTAAAGAGATTATAAGATTTGAACCTGGGATTAGTATGAAGTTTGATGAAAGAGAAGTCTTTGATAAAATCAAAAAGGAAGTTAAATCTAAATGAAAAAATTATTAAAGAAAGGTATTTTAAAAAATGTTGTTGGTGCAGTTGCTCCTACACTGGGTAGTGCTTTAGGTGGACCTATGGGAGGTATGGCTATGAATATGATAGCTGAAAAGCTAGGCGTTCCTAATAATCCAAAAGCTGTAGAGAAAGCCATAGAGAATGCTACACCTGAACAAATGATAGAGATTAAAAAAGCAGAACAGGCTTTTGATTTACAAATGAAAGAGCTTGATGTTGATGTATTTAAAATGGAAGTAGCAGATGGACAAGATGCTAGAAAACATTTTAGTAAAGATTGGACAGCTAGGATTATGGGTATTGCTGTCATAGGTGGATTTTTAGGATATATATTCTTAGTAACAATTCAACCACCAGAACAAAACTCAGAAGCTTTGATAAACTTAGTGCTAGGATACTTAGGTGGTTTAGCTAGTGCAGTAATAAGTTTTTACTTTGGAGCTTCTAACTCAGGAAAGGATTAATACAATGGGAAAAATATTAGCAAACATACTTAAAAAACTGGTAAGTGAAGAAACACTTATTGGTATATTAGTAGTAGTTGGTGATTATTTAGTCGAGCAATCATCTAACAAGCTAGATAATAAAGTATGGGATAAAGTAAAAAAATCACTGGAAAAAAAATAGGAGGACATTATGAACTGTGAATGTGGATGCGGTTGTGTCAGATAAGAAAAAGACTACAATGTTGGACCTAGCAGGTTCACCATCATTTAACTATGAGGCAGCGGCAGTGTCATTGAATACTGCCAATGCTACTCGTATATCCAGACAGCTTCAATCTGATTCTGTAGAAATGGATAGAAGAGAAAAGATTCACAGAGCATTACAAAACTTTGGACTTGCTACTGCTGGTGCAAGTATAGCCTCTCCCCCAACGGCATTGTTTACAGAAATAGCAGGAAGCATTGCTGACTTAACAGACGGTATATTATACTCACTAGAAGGAGAACACGGAAACGCAGCATTATCCTATGCTTCTATCTTACCTGTAGTAGGTGCTGCAGTGGCTGCTAAAAGAGGGATGAAGTTAGCTGAGAAGGCTAATGAGGAACTTATAGATGTATACCACGGTTTTGAGTCTAGGTTCACAAAACATAATATTATAGAATCTGGAGGAGAAAAGGTTGCAGTAGGAAGACAGCACAGATTTTTTGAACAAATGGATGATAATCAGTTAGAGTACTTGTTTAAAAATTCAGTTCCAAACCCAGAAGATGGTATGAATTTATTAAAAAGATATAAAGATACAGGAGAAATACCTTTATCTATAATGGATTTAGAAGTTAGAATGGGACCAAAACAATACAAGGCTATGGGATATTCAAGAAAAGAATATATAGATGATTTGTATGAACAAAATCAGTATAAAAAAGATATGTTTGGAGAGGATAGGCTTTATGACAATCTTGCACCAGTAAAATTGCGACAACTAGGAAGAGACTACATTGGGGGAAGAGGAATGTCATTTAAAAACCCTTTCTATCAATTTGTAGAAGAAGATAAGTTTGTAGATGTTGCAAAGAAAAGCCAATACTTTACAACGCCTAGAATGGTGTGGGCATCTACCGAGTTAGGCGAAGCCACAAAATACGGAGAAAGTGTATTACATTTTAAAATACCTAAAAGTTATTTATTAGAACAAATACAAAAAGGAAAGTTAAGAGGTAACGACCCAGTTTTTGTCGATAAGTTTTATGATGATTTAAATTTTAAACGAATACCAGGACAAGATATAGAGGATTTAAAAGATGTTCAGTATCCTGTATTTGGATTTGAAAAAGGAACATCGAGTTATAAAGGACAAAGACAATTTGATTTTTTTTCTAGTGAAATGATATTAGATGAAGGATTGCCTATGAGATTTCATTACAGAACTCTAAAGGGAGAAGGATAATGTCAGATAAGAAAACAACAATGTTAGATTTAGCAGGGTCACCTTCGTTTAATTACGAAGCAAAGTTTAGAGATGATTATATAACTAACCGAGATTTATTTAAAAAGAATATAGAAAGTAAACCATTTGGACAAGCATTAAGGGATGTGACAATAAAATAATATGGCAAAAGAAGGAATACTAATACAACGATTTGATGGTGGAGTTAATAACAAAGACTCACAGAAAGACTTACCTGAAGGATTCTTAGCAGAAGCAAAGAACATAGATGTCAGTGCAGTAGGCAGAATCAAAACACCTGGCAAGTTTGAAGCAGATACATTTGGCTCAGGTAGCACTAGCATTAGTGTTACTTCACCTTCGTTTGTTGCTAATGCAGGATTGTTTAGCTTTAGAACAGATGAAGACATAGCATCAGGTATAGATGCTGGTGAGTTTATTGCATATACTAAAGGTAGTGGAGAAGTATTTATAGGTAATACAGCAGATGCTATGGCAGAAGAGTTTGATATAAACACTAACTCTATAACCAATACAGAGCCTGTATACTATTATGCTAATGGTGGATTAAGAGTGCAGGATAAGATAAATATTAACTCAAGCACTACAGCTTTTGTTCCTTTAGAAGCAAAGTCTGGTGTGTATGCTTCAGCATCAAAAGAGTATCACGCAACTACCACCGTGCTAACAGCTCCAGCTGATTCAGAGTTTGATGCTTTAGATAATAGTAATTTAGTAAATCCTGCTACAGGTAACACTGCATTAGGTACTCCTACAGCAAATATTTTAGTAGGTGTAGAGTCTGCCGCTGCTCATTCAACACAAGGAGATGGTTTGTGGGCAGAAGGTAGATATAGTGTAGGGGTTAGTTATGTTTATTATGATGGGCAAGAATCTTTAATAAGTGATTTCTTAGGGACAGTAAACATATCAGACGGACAAATAATTCTTACATCTGCTACAATTAAAGATGGTAGTATTAATAAATTTTTACAAGGCTTTAGAGTATATATGAAAAACTTAAATGATTCTGATGAAGAGTATAGATTGTTATTAGATGTTGATTTTGAAGTAGGCTCAAGAACAAGTTTGGGAGATGAATTTGACCCACTAGTAGATAAGGGCAATCATTTTTCTACACATTCACCTATTGAAGGCGATACAGAAAGAGCATATGCTGTTCAAAATCCTAGCTCACTTAGTTACTCTGCTATCAATGGATTTGATTTAGAAGAAAAAGCAATCTCTTTTCACGAAGCAACTGCATATAGATATGATACAGCAGTAGTTGCAAATCAACGTGCATTTGTGGGCAACGTATTTTATCCAGATGGAACTGGTAGAGCTACTAACACTCCAGCAAGAAGATTAGGGGACAGAATACAATACACACCTGTAAGAAAGTATGATACATTCCCACAGTCATACTATATAGATATAGGAACAAATGATGGTGATGAAATTGTAAAGCTTATGGAGTTCCAAGATAGGTTGTTTGTGTACAAAAAGAACAAACTATTTATTATTGATATTACTTCTGGTTCTGATGCTAATTGGAGTGTGATTGGAGAGTTTGAGAACAGAGGAGTATCAAGCCCAGGAGCAGTAGTAAAGACAGACTTAGGTTTAGTATGGGCAAATGAACACGGTTTATTCGCATTCTTTGATACCATAGTGAAGCTTTCTAATGCGATTGATGATAACACTTGGGCAACCAATGTAAACGCTGAGAAAGTGCAGGTTGGATTTATACCAAAAAGAAATCAAATACTAGTGTTAGGTGATACAAGTTCTAATTCTAGTGCAGGATACATCTATGATGTAGTAACACAATCTATTGTAAACATAGATACATCAAGTGTATTAGTTGGTGACAATGTTTCTAACTTTATTAGATTCAATCAAGAGTTGTGTCTGATGGATGAAACAGGAGAGATGAGAAGATTTAATACAAGCTCAGCTTCACACACCATAGAAATCAAAACAAAAGAATATGACTTTGGTGTGCCATCATCTGATAAAAGATTACAAAAAGTGTATGTAACACACAAAGCGGGGGACAATCTAACATTGGCAGTAGCCTATGATGGTGGTGCGTTTCCAGGGACAAACAAGTTTTCAAGCACTGCATTAAGCACAAGCGGTACAATGACACAAACATCTTTTGTGCCTACAACAGTAGAGAACTGTAAATCTATGCAGTTTAAGATTACTGGTACAGCAGAGGTAGATTTTGAACTAGAGGATATTACTGTAGTGTATAGAAGAAAGGGAGTTAGATAATGAACAGACCATTGAAGAAAGGACCTGTTTCAAAAGAACAACTTAGAAATGGTGAAGAGGTTATAACATTTCATAGAGGTAAACTAAAACTTATAAGAAAAGAATTTGGCAAATTGTTTGAGTTAGAGTTCAGTAGTCCTGAAATAAAAGAACTTAAAACTTTTGCAAAACATTCTGACGTTAGAGCTCCACAAAAAAACGCAGTAAGAGTAATTAAAGAAGGCGTAAGAATAGCAGATGATAATAAAAACTTATTTGCTACCTTACCAGATACAACAAGTTCTGAAGCACAGACAGGAGAGGCGGTAGTAGATAGTGGTAACGTTATACCAAAGTAATAGGTTGTTTATGGTTGTTCGTCTTGACTTGACAGAGAGTAAATTGGTAAATTTTAGACACATCTTTACGTAAGGATATATATGGCATATAGTGTAAGAGGAAAGTTTCAACAACAAAGTAGATACAGCAATAGAAAGTACAATCAACTGTTAGATTTAATGAGAGTACAGGCTGAGGATACTATTGAAATTGAAAGACAAGTAAATAAAAGATTAAACAAAGCATCAAAGGCTGGTGATTTAGGTTTCATAAGCGATGTTGCTAAATTTGTAACAGCAGCTACACCAACTGCTATTGATGATGTAGTACTAAAACTAACAGAGGGTGCTATATTAGACAAAAGAAGAAGTGATGCTATTGGTGGTATAGATACCTCTAATGTAAAGTTTTTAAAAGCTGCTGCAAACAATGCAGATATGGAAGTTAGAGATTTAACTAGGCAACTAACAGAAGGATTACAATTTAAAAATGCAGTAAAAGATGTTGGTATTACAGAGGCACTTAAAGTTATATCTAAAAGTGAGAACTTTGAAAAAGTTGGAGATAAACTTAAAAAGTCTTTTGATGACATAGATTTCAAAGGTCAGCTTTTTACAGGTGGCAATGTACAAGATTTGCTTTCTTTAGTAAAAGAGGGTACAGGAGAACTTGTAAAAGAATATAAAGAATATTTTAGTGACCCAGGTAAATATTTAAAAGAAGTAGATAAATACCAGAATCCAGAAAAGTATAGAAACAATAATGCTTTACTAATGAATATGGCTTTATCTAGTCTAGGAAAAAATAATATGTTCAGTATGTTTCCTTTCTTAATGGGTGGTAATGAATCAGATACTGAAACTGACTCAAATCCTTTTAGTGCAACAAGCCTCAATAAGAAGGGTTCATAATGGCAACAAGATTACAAAAACTTTTAGGATTAGCACCATTAGAAAATTTAAGGGGTAGAAGACAGAATCAACCTAATATGTCAGGACAAAATTTATTTGGTTTAGAAAGACCGATAGATACAAACTTTGAACAAATTGGTAATCAAACCCTTGCTCCGATTAGAACACAGTCTCCAGTGCAGCAAGATTATTTTAACTCACAGATGAGTAATATGGGACTACAAAACCCAGCAAATATGTCATTGGGTCCAGATGACCCTGAAGAAGGAGACCAAGGTTCTGCTGGTCCATCTACTGATGTGCCTGAAGGAGCAGGTCCAAGCGATAGCCCAGGTACTAGCAGGTTTACTACAGACCCAGAAAATCTTTTAAGAAGTGCATTGTCAGCATTACCTCCATCACAAGCTGCACAATACCAAAAGTTTTTATCTGATGGGGAGTTAGATATTCAAGAAATTGGAGCATTAGCTGGATTTAATTTTGATGATATACAGCCAGGCAGTGAATTATATATGGCACTTGAAAATGCAGGTGCTGGTAGATTTAGAGATGCTCTTGCAAATCTTACTGGAGAACTTGCAAATGCACAAGAATTTAGAAGTGACTTATTTGGTCAAACATTAGAGGGTGCTTCAAGAGAAGCAGGAAGTTTATTGGGTATGGCAGATGCAGGTAGTACATCAGGTCTTGTTAGTGGTAGAAGAGCAGGGCAACAACAAGAAGCTACGAATGTATTAGAAAACGCACTGTCAAGACAGCTGTTAGCAGATGAGTCTACATACTTAGGGGAAGTTGATTCTATAATCAGTGGCTCTATAGGACAGTTACAAGATGACTTAGCAGGTCTACTTGAAAGTGTATTATCAGCACAACCTGACCTAGGAGTTTTTGCAACTGGTGATAGTGGAGGTAGTTTTGAAGAATATCCAGGATACTTGCAATCTACTATTGACTCACTAGGTTTAAGTCAGAATGAGATGGCACAAGTAGACAGCTACATACGTGGATATTTTGACCAATTTGGAGATTATCCATCTTCTGAAGTATTTAACACCTGGTATCAATCTACATTTGGAGATGAACAACAGCAGGATGAGGAGTAATTATGGCAAATGGATTAACAAGACCACTAAACATTGAATCTAGGGCACCAAAAAGAACAAATATTATAGAAGATATTTTTGGTACACCTGCTGAACGTATACAACAAAGACAGTTAGAAGCAGCTCAAGAGTTACAACAAGAACGAAGAGTTCAAAAGCAAAAAGAATCTGACTATAGATTGTTTATGCAGTTTGAAAGAAACTTTGAGAACTTGTCCGACAAAAGAAGTTTAGCAGACCAAATGGGCTTAGATGAACTTGTTGCAGGTATGGATAACAAGTATGACTTTGGCACTATACAATCTGAAGAACAGTTATTACAAGATATGACCAAAGCAGCAGATGCAAAAGAGTTAGTACAAATCTATAGCAACATTAGAGATGACAGTTATTATTCTGATAAAGCACTTACAGTTGCAGAAAGTAGAATGAAAGATTTTGGAAACATTATACCTGCTGAACAAAGAGCTGAATATGATTTGAATAAAGCAGATTACTACGATGGAGTACAAGCTATACAGAGATATGAGCAAGAAATAGCTAATACAAAAGAACCGTTTGCAAACCCTCAAATAAATATCGGTACTAAAACCAATGCAATACCTATTTCCTACAATGACCTTGTAAAATTAAATAACGATGAAAAAGCAAAACAAGTATTAAGACTTAAAGCCATAGAAGCTTATGAAAATAATTTTAACAATCAGTTTCAATATGCACTATCACAGTTTGGTCCACAACCAGAGGCAGGTCAGGGAGAAGGAGTTGAAGCTGTAGATAATGTAGTAGATGTAAACACAGTAAATAATATGGAAGAAATAAATGACGTTATAACTGAAACAAACTTAACAGATATAGATGATTTAGGTTTAGATGAACAGTATGTAAAAACTTTGGAAAATTTAGATATATCTGCAATAGATGCAGATGTATTAGGAGATGACCCATCACAGATAATGGAACCTATTGTTTCTTCACTAGAAAACATACAGTCTT